CGGAGACTTCTGCGGTAGCGCTTTCCTCGATGATGCCGTACTGACCCTTGACGACATAATAAACTTCTGAACCTTCTGCCAATTCTTCAATGGCAGCATAGAACTCAGACGCAGGGATATACACATCCGTACCGCTGGCCGTCTCTTCGACAGGCGCAGTCATCTCGGCGGTAGGTGCGTATTCGTCTAGACCAGATGCAGACTCCGCCGCCGCTGCCGACATCTCGGCGGATACAGACTGGGAATCTTCGCCGGTTGCGGACTCCGCTACTGGAACACGGAACGACACCAACAGATTCTGGGTGGCTTGCGCCGCAGCCTCTTCGGCCAACGACCCGCCACGCACCAGAGATGTAATGTTTACAACCGCAGTTGCGTCCGCTGCTTCCTCAACAGTCGTGAGGTATGTCGCCCCGCCTAACGAGGCGAAGGGTGCTTGAGAAAATGCGACATCTCCAAACACCGCACTACCTATTAGGCAGCAGCCAAGGAGAACTGGTATGTAACAGTCAACACGTCGCCGTCAGAAACCAATTTGTCACCAACGGTAAAGTCGCCAGCAGAGAACAGCACGCCAGAGTTATCAGTGGTGGTAGCCAAGAAAGCACCCGCCACGTTGGCAGAGCCAGACACGCCAGAGATTGTAAAAGCGTTGGGGACTGAAACGTTACTAATGACAGAAGGGTCCGCATCGGTTGCTGTACCAAAAGTTACAGTACCGCGAGTAGCGCCAACATAGTCGGTGAACTCGGTCCAACCTGTATGTGAAGCTAAGCTATCGCCAGCGGCATAAGTGTTACCTGAGCCGGGGCCATCAATCAAGCCAATGTAAAAGTTTGCTGTGTAGCCAATAGACTTAAAGTATTTGGCGTTCATGTCCTGCAAACCTTCGTTCATTACGAGGTTGTGGAAGCTGTCTTGCCACTTCACTTGGCCGTCTGGACCGGTACACACAACGGTGTAAACGCCGCCAGCAGCAGCGCTGTCACCAGCCTTGGGGGATGTTGTCACACCTGCGTTAACGGTGTCTTTGGCTGTGCTTTTTTGGGTAGGCATGATGCGTCCTTTAGGAGATGCGCACGATCGCGCTGTTTGCGTCGGGCGTTGGGAAAGTGATGGTGAATGTGTCGCCAGTGATTGTCTTGTCCGCGCCGAAGTCCAAAACCGCCACAGACTTGTTGCCTTCAGTGACGTTGTAAATCAACGCGCCGCGAGCTGTGAACGTGGCATTTGGCCATGAAACGTTGGCGAATGAAACATATGCAGTCGGCACGCTTAAGCTGTTGTTCGCCGCTACCGGCGTCTGGCTTATCGTAAGAAGCTGCCCACCTGTGGTGTACCCATTACCGTTGGCAACTTCACCAGAGGACGTGTACACAGTCGTTGTTGGGCCAATGGTGGCCGCGCCGGTGTACAACGCGATCCAGAAAGCGTCGGGTGATGTGGGTCCAAAGTTGTGGACCCCTTGCATAAGCTCGACTTTGAAGCTCGTGGTTGCTGTTTGTGCGATTGTCATATCAGGTTACCTTTTGACGGTATTGGCCGGAACGGTAAGCATCTTGACGCTCCATACCATCGCCCAGACGTTTAGCCAGCGCCAACGCTTCTTGGTACTTCTGGTTGTACAACCCCATCATATCCTGCTCACCCTTCATGTAGGTGTACGCTTCCACAAGCGAACCATAAAGTAGAACAGAATCAAAGTTGTCTCCAAGCCATGTCGTACCACCGCTTGCTTCGGAAGTAATAGACGCTGGGTAGTAGAAGTAGTGCAGCTCAACGGTATACGTGTCGTCCGGCTTTGGGCCAAGCATGAAAGACAGCTCGTCTGGTGAGTTTGTTTGAGAACCAAACAAAGCGTAATACCTTGGCAGTCCTACGTCGGATGCGCTTGGATACGCTTGGCGAATGAAGTTCACATCTTTATTCAGCAAGTATTCGTAGTTGCCGTCAGCGTCCACCACAGCCAAGGAATACGAGGCAAGGTAGTCGTTTGGGGCACTCAGATACGGTGTCGTTGTAGACACCTGCCCCGTCACGTTCTTACGAAGTGAAGGGAACTGAATAGAGTTGTAGATACGCTGCTCCGCCTGCTGGACGAAGACAGGGATATTCGCTACGAAAGAGGTTTCGTAGTTCTCCGTGTAGTCCTCAATAGCTTGCGTGAGTTCAGCGTAGTTCATATTAGGCCATTGGTCCTCGGGCCATCAAACCCTTTGTTGCGGCACCCGTACCACGGATTTTAATGCCAGAAGTCTTGGTTGGCTTGTAATCGTTGCTGTGGCTGTTAGCTACAGATACGTTTGCTTCACGCATGTACTTTTTGTTGTCGGCGACGCCAGCTTCTTGGATTTTCAGCTTTTTGCCGGACATAGTGTGTGGCTCAGCGTAAGCTGATGCAGGTTTGTTGTTGACTTTTGCCATGATTAACCTCGCGCTTTTTGGTTTGCAACTTTAGCCAGACCGCGACCCATCTTCAGCATGTCGCTGTTGGTCTTGCCACCAGCACGCAGCTTGGTGGGGGTCTTGCCGGGGTGCATGTTTTTCTCATGCTTACCCACAGCGGCCTTAATCATTTTCTTGTCTTGAGCTAAGTCTTTCTTGTCCATGTCGGACTCCTTAAGTTGTTACTGTGACTGTACCAATTTGCACGGATAAAGCCAAGTAGTTTGGTGTTAATCCATTATCAACTGAACGGGTGCCCCCTACAGGGTTCCAATTCCATTGAGTGTTACGACTGCCTTCGCCCTGATACCCTTGGGCATCGACGCTAGTGCTATTGCCGTTGATGATCTGCAAACCTGTTGTACCTGAAGACACATAGCTTCGGTCAGGGCGAGGATTCCTCAAGCCCTGTGGGTCATCAACCGGGAACATACCCAGTTGAAGCTGCGGATGATCGGGGTCCCAGCACTCTGGGCAGACCAAAAGCTCGTAGTTCTTGGTCTTAACAATCTCACGGCGGAGCTGCTTTAGCTGAAACCGTTGATCGCAACGGTCGCACTGAGCAATCGCCCATTTGCCCGAGGCGAATCTATTTCCCATTAAGCACCGCTACCCAAGAATTGCTGACGTGGAACAAAGCGGATCGCCGCCTTATCTTGGTCCTCATTAGCTGCTGTGCCCCATGCTTCATCGTATTGCGCCTTCAGGATTTCCAAACGAGGAGCGCCTTCAGGAATCTTCATAGCGATGTAGTACGCCAGACCAGCGGCCATAGCGGGGATAAAACGGAAAGGAACGTCCATGACGTTCACACCACCACCGGCGTCTTGCACACGACGCATACGCCAGTAGACAAATTGGTAAGTCTGGGCGGCATCAGGAGTCGGCCAAACTGTAATTGCTGGGGGCTTGGTCCAATAGACCGCCGTACCGATAGCATGGGAAGCTGGAGCTGTATCCTGCTGGCCACGACCGCAGAAAAGCAAAGAACCACCGTTGCCGCTGGTATCGTTCTCGATCGAAGAGTAGCTGATGACCTCGTCTTCCAGCTTCACAAAACCCGCAGTCGGCAACATTGATACGTCGCTCAGGTAGATCGTAGTGTCCGTGGCCAGTACGGCTGTAGTCACCACACCGGTTGTCAGGTTTGACTGGCCATCCATGCGCTGAATCCAAACCTGAATAGGACGAGCCTGTTGCAGTTTGTTAGGGAGAGTAGCGTATGTGGAAACGCTAATGCGCGTAATGGTCAAGTCAGCTTGATTTGACGTTTGGTTTGCTTGCGTACGGATAACGTGTTCCAGCAAGTCCACTGTGTCGTTGGGCAGGGCATAGGTGCTCACGCCTTGTTGCAGAGTAATAGTACCCTGCTCAAAGGTCCACATGTTGATGCCACGGTTAGCCCAGTCGGCGAACATCAGGTTCAAAGAACGACGTGCTGTACGCAGGTCGTAGCCCGTGCGCAATTCACCACCGGCGCGCTCGAACGCCTCCTCGACCAACTCAGAGAGGTCAAGGTTGAAGCCTGCTAATCCTGATGTAACTGCCATTGTTTACTTCTTCGCTGTTTTTGCAGAGTCAATGAATGCTTGAGCTGTTGGAGCACCCTTGGCTCCGGGCTTGCGCATCTTTTCCCCGCGCTTACGTTTAGCGTTGATGTTAGCGTACAACCCAACCGCGCCGCCTTCTTTGTAGACGTCAACGGGGTAGTCCCCGTCACGTTTCTTAATGACTTTGGGCTTAGGCATCTTGGAGGCTTTTACAGCCCCCATGCCACGGCTCGCCATCATTTTCTGGACATACCACCGCCACACATGACGATAGTACCCTTGGTTTTACCGCGCTGTGCAATACCGTCGGCACGGCTAGAGGCTGTACCGCCCTTAGCCTTCTTGATCGGCTTACCGTCCACTAAGATGCCGCTGCCGGGTTGTTCAGGCAAATTCTTCTTGTCTGTTTTACCAGCAGAAGCGCCGTCAACATCTTTAGGCGGTTGACCGTCTTTAGCGGTCCAAACTTTATCGTTAGCCATGATTCACCTCAATAGATTTTGGCTTTACGAGCACCGCGAGCGGAACCCCAGCCTTTTACAGAACTACCACCGGTGGAACCGCCAGACTTGAAGTTGTCCTTCATACCTTTGGGGCCAGCCATCCAAGCGTTAGGGTTGAGCGTCTTAGCTTCACGAGCGGCACGAGGAGCAACTTTAGCCTCTCTTGCGGCTCTAGTAGCTTTAGCAGCGGCTTTTGCGGCTTCAGCAGCTTTTTCAGCACGGCCAGCGAGAGCGAGCTCAGCACCAATCTTGCCAACGCCACCACCCATAGGGGTCAAAGCGCTTGCAATGTTTTTGAGGTTACGGCTGGTGTCCGTATCGTCGATAGAGTTACCGTTACCGGGTGTTGGGCCAGCGCCCTTCTTACCACCTGTAGGGATAGCCGCTTGGACTTCCTCGCGAGTGCGGTTGCGTGTCGCGCCCAAATATGTCTTTGGCTCGTCGTCGCCACGGATACCACGGCTGTTACCGGCTTCTGCATCGCGTGCATCGGCTTTAGATTCAGTGGCTTCAGCCTTGGCTTTTGAGGCTTTGGCTTTTGTTGGCTTAGATTCAGAAGCGGAGGATTCTTCAGAGCCACCTTTTTCAGATTGCTCTTGCATCCATTTCATGGCGCGGGCACGGGTATCGTCGCCAATACCCTTGTTTTGACCTTCGGTCACGCCACCTTCGTCGTAGCGTTTAGATTTAGCTTTAGCCATGATGGCCTCCTTAAATTAGCACTTAGCCTTGCCGCCCTTTTTCATGCCCAGTGGCTTGCCGCCGGTCATTTTTACTTGGGTGCCTTTGGTCTTACCTTTGGTAGCAACGCCGTCGCGGCTAGGAGCGGCAGTTTTCACTGTGCCCATTTTTGCTTTAGTGATACCGTTACCAGATGATTTAGTAGCCATGATGCGGCCTCCTTCTTTGAAAAGTTGAGTTTTCCCGTGACGAGTCTCGGGCTTATTTGCTTTCTGCAAGTCAGCACGGGTAGCTGTACCCTTACCGAATTTCAGACCTTTGCTGGACTCGCTGAAGTCCGTTGCTACGGATTGTGGCACGCCAGCCGCTTTTGCGAAAGCTGGATTATGCGCCGCTGCATCCATAAATTTCTTTTGCTTAGCGCTAGTTGCTGGCATGTTTGTTCTCCATAAGGCGGTCCAGTTTTTCACCCAAGCGATCAATCCGGTCCAAGACGCGGTTAATGTCGGCATGGACTTCGGCTTTGGTAACGTATTCTTTGGCGACCTCTTCGCGGGTGCGGTTGAGGAGGATCGTGATGCGATTGAGTTCATCTGATTTGTCTTTCAAAATCCACCCCAATGTGGCAAACCCTGCTGACAGGATTATGTTCCAGATCATGGTATCCATATCAGCACTTCCAACGCGCCAGAGACGCTGCTTTACGAGTGGGCTTACCCTTCTCGTCTTTCATTGGACCGGGCATACCAGACATGCGTGCGCAGAACGAATCCTTGCGCTTGCCGCCTTGGGGTTGTGGGGCTTTCAAGTTGCTGCCTGTAGCTGCGTTGTATTTGGCGCGACCTTTAGCGGTCAGACCCGCACCCTTGGATGCAGGTAGTTTTTCACCACGGCCAACAGCGAGCGAGGGAGTTTTCTTAGTTGCCATTTACAACTTTCAACTTGGGTGTGCAGTGCTCGGCCAACAACGGCTTCAACACGTCTTCTTCAAAGTCACGAGTGAACTTCTCTGAGCCAACGTGCGGCAAGCTGATTGATGGATCGAGGTAAACCGTGAAGCCGTCTTTGGCTGCACGATCACAGAAGAGGTAGTCTTCGCCATAGTACTCACCATCAACGATACCCAGATCGAAGACAGCGTAGTCGTTACGCTCGTTGACGTTGTTGTAGTAGCCCCACTCTGGGTGGTTAGCAATCATGGTCTCAAGCACGTGGCGCTGGATCATCATAAAGCCCGTACCAATGCGCTTCACGCGCAAGAGGCCGTTCTCGTCAAACTCCAAAGCGCCTTGGCCATCCAAGTAGTAGTCCAAGAAGAACTTGCGGTCCATGCCGCGACGAGGATAGATACCAGCCGTGATGTCTTTGCCAATGCTCAAAGCAAACAAACGCAGAACAGCGTCGGCATTGATGATGACGTCGGCGTCAACAAACAACATTGCTTCAGCATCGGTCGCCAGAAAGTCCGCAACAAGAGCGTTGCGTGCCTTCGTAATAAGGGAGCACCCCGAAAGGTGCGTGAGATAAAGCTGGATGCCTAGGTCTTTCGCCTTGAGGGCGAGGTTAGCCAACGCAAAAGAAGAATCAATGTTCAACTTATTGTCGTAGGCCGGGATGCAAATCATTAGTTTGCGCCCCGCTAGGCTTATGCTTTTCTCTGTATCAGCCATAGAACACCGTTGTTACGTCAATGTTGCTC